CTTAGGTATTTCTGATACTGTAGGTTATGACCCATCATTCTTTGATTACAAGGGACAACAAATCTTGAACTCAACACCAACCACACAGGAGTGGCCTTGGTTAACAAAAGGATTCCATATGGATTCAGGGGCTACTGCGGTTACAATCACAGGATTGTATGCAACTTCAGGGGAAACTGCATTTGATTGTGGTGTTGCTTCATTCCAATCTGACCCACAAAGTCAGGCTAATCCATATTATTACCTATACTCAAGAAAGTTCACATTATTGGCTCAGTCAGGTTTTGACGGATGGGACATCTACCGTGAATACAGAACTAACCAAAATCAGTTCTCATTAGGTAATACAGGTTATTTGTTGAATGCACAACCTTCAGCATCATATCCGACAGCAACAGGTTGGGGAGCATTTAAACAAATCGTAGGTCCTGATCAACAACAATGGGCTAACTCTGATTACTACGCATACCTATGGGGTCAGCAGACGATGGCAAACCCAGAAGCTGTTAATATTAACGTATTTGTTACTCCAGGTATTGATTATATGAATAACCTTACTTTGGTAACAAACGCAATTGATATAGTAGAACAAGACAGAGCTGACTCAGTATACATTATGACAACTCCTGACTACAATATGTATGTTCCAAATACTTCTAACTTTGATGGTGATTTTATCTACCCACAAGAGGCGGTTGATAATTTGGAGGATTCAGGAATTGATTCAAACTACACAGCAACTTACTACCCTTGGATTTTGGTTAGAGATGGTGCTAACAACACACAAATCTACATCCCACCAACATCAGAAGTTGTAAGAAACTTGGCTCTAACTGATAACATTGCATTCCCTTGGTTCGCAACTGCGGGTTACACAAGAGGTTTGGTAAATGCAGTTAAGGCACGTAAGAAACTAACTCAAGAGGATAGAGACACTCTATATGTTGGTAGAATCAACCCAATCGCAACCTTCTCTGATGTTGGTACTGTGATTTGGGGTAATAAAACCACACAAATTAGAGAATCTGCACTTGATAGAATTAATGTTAGAAGATTACTATTACAAGCTCGTAAGTTGATTTCGGCTGTGGCGGTAAGACTATTGTTTGAACAAAACGATGATAAAGTTCGTCAACAATTCTTGGATTCGGTTAACCCAATCCTTGACTCAATCAGAAGAGATAGAGGTTTGATAGACTTTAGAGTTGTGGTTCAAAGTAATCCTGAAGACTTAGACGCTAACCAGTTGGTAGGTAAGATTTACTTGAAACCTACAAGAGCACTTGAATTCATCGATATCGAATTCTTGATTACTCCAACAGGTGCATCTTTCGAGGATATTTGATAATTAAATTAAAGGTGGTCGGTATCGGCCACCTTTTTAGCCTTTTTAATATTTATGAATATGGAATTTAACAAAAAAACTTTATTAGAGTCTTTGGATAAGACATCTAATGGTATTAAAACTTTTTCTGAAAAACCTCAGAACATTGTAATTAGTGAATCTCAATTAGAGAGATTGATGGAAAAATTATATAAAAATAAGTAATGTCATTAAAAAAGTCGGTTCGTAGTGTTTTAATAGAGAGATATCTTTCTGAAGGATTTACTGAAGAGGGTACTCCCGATATGAAATATTATGCATTTGATTGGGATGATAATATTGTAACAATGCCAACTCAGATTGTCCTTATGAGTGATGATGAGGAAGAGGTTGGTATGTCTACGGAAGACTTTGCAGAACACAGGGAAGAGATAGGGAAAAAACCATTTGAGTATAAAGGTAAAACTATTATTGGTTATGCCCCAAACCCTTATAGAAATTTTACCACACAAGGTGACGACAATTTTATTGTTGATTCTATGTTGGCAAAACTTGGACCTTCTTGGGATGATTTCCGTGAGGCTATTAACGGTGGATCGATTTTTGCAATAATTACGGCTAGAGGTCATCATCCTGACACTCTAAAGGAGACAGTTTACAATTACATTATAAATGGTTTTGGTGGAATAAATAAAAATGAATTAATTGATAATTTAAGAAAATTCAGAAATTTTGCCGAAGAGGGAGAGTCTTCCGATGAGGAACTTATCCAACAATACTTGGACTTACTAAAATTTCATCCCGTGACATATGGTGAGGGTAGTGCTGCGAGTCCTGAGGAAGGAAAAATTAAAGCCTTACGTGAGTTTATTGACTATGTCAAAAGTATGTCTTCTAGACTTAATCAAAAAGCTTTCTTTAAGAATGACGTTAAAAACAGGTTTGTCCCTCAAATTGGTTTTTCAGATGACGATCCCAGAAATATAGAATCTATTAAGAAATTTTTAGATAAAGAATATGGAGAAAAATCACCAGTAAAAACTTATTTAACTAAAGGAGGAGAAAAACTAGAAGTTTAAAAACTGGTGATAGTTATAGAGAGATAAACCCAACAAAAATAAAGTAAATAGAAAAACTTTTTACTGAATATTTATAAACAAATAAAATAGAAAACAATTTTAATTATGGCGGACTTATTAATGAAAATGCCAATACCTTACGAACCAAAAAGAAAGAATAGATTCATTCTTACTTTTCCTTCAACACTAGGTATTAACTCTTGGTATGTAGAATCTACATCAAGACCTTCTGTTAGCATTGGTGCAACAGAAATCCCATTCTTGAACACCTCAACATACGTAGCAGGTAGATTCGTTTGGAATACAATTAACGTAACATTCCGTGACCCTATTGGTCCATCTGCGGCACAGGCACTTATGGAATGGGTAAGACTACACGCTGAATCAGTAACCGGTCGTATGGGTTACGCTGCGGGTTATAAGAAAGATTTGGATTTAGAAATGTTAGACCCAACAGGTGTTGCGGTTGAAAAATGGATTCTTCAAGGAACTTTCTTAACTGATGTGAACTTTGACTCTTTGGGATATAGTGAAGACGGATTGGCAACAATCACGGCAACATTACGTCCTGATAGATGTATCTTAGTATACTAAAAAATCTTTATTAAAAATAAGTCTGTATTATATTTAACCATAGGAAACCCCTATGGTTAAATTTTTTTTATGGATACTTCAATACAATACGGACAAACAGACTTTAATTTACCACACGATGTGGTGGAATTACCTTCAAAAGGTAAATTATACAAAAACAAAAAATCCTCACTCAAAGTAGGGTACTTAACTGCTCAGGACGAAAATATTTTAATTGGTCAGGTCAATTCTGATATGATCATTCCAAATCTATTGAGAAGTAAAATTTACGAACCTGGTTTTAACGTTGATGAGTTAATTGATGGTGATGTTCAAGCAATATTAATTTTCTTGAGAAATACTGCATTTGGTCCTGATTATACATTCTTGTTGAGGGACCCTAAAACTGCAAAAGAATTTGAAGCAACTGTAAGACTGGATGAATTAGATATTGAAAAACCATTACACGAACCAAATGAAGAGGGTTTGTTTGTTACCCAACTTCCGAAATCTGGAAAAAATGTAAAATGTAAAGTTTTGACAATGGCGGATCAAAGAGAAGTTGAAAAATTTACAAAATCATACCCAAATGGAATGACGGCACCTGTTGTTACAAAAAGACTGGAAATGATGATTGTAGAAATTGATGGGGAAAGAAGTAGAGAACAAATATCTTCATTTATCAATCAAATGCCGATTGCGGATTCAAAACACATCAGAACTTTTGTATCTCAGTGTGAACCAAGATTAAATTTAACAAGAAAAGTAACAGCCCCGTCAGGAGATACCCTCGAAGTTTCGATAGGGTTTGGGGCTGAATTTTTTCGGCCTTTCTATTTCTAACAGAAAAGATATTTTAGACGAAATATTTTACTTGACCAAGTTAGTAGGTTTTACATATACCGAAGTTTTGAATATGCCGACCTTCGAAAGGAAATACTTCATAGACAAACTAATCAGTGACTTAGAAAAATCACAAAAACAATAAAGGGGTATTTATTGTAAAAAAAACTAATGTTTTTACAAGACGCAAACGGATCGGAAAAAAGTTTTAAAGGTCTTAGTGATTTATTAGGTGATTTGAAAGATGCCGCCTTTGAAGCTCTAAGTCCTAATAGATTGGCTGTTAGATACGCTCAGATTGAAGATTTGACGAGAAAAACAACAAAAAATATTTCGGGTATGTTTGGAGCAAGTGCCGAGGCACTACAAAGATCTTCTGTTGCTGCTTACTTAGAAACCTTGAATATTGGGGCATCCTACGAAGAGGTTTTATCGATTCAACAAGAAATTGCGTCCCAACAACAAAAAGCATTAAGTTTAACCGAAGCTGAGGTTGTTGCTGCTGTTGAATTCTCTAAGGCAACTGGTGTTGCGGCTAAAGACGTTGGTACCATAGTCTTGGCGTTTGCCGACTTGGGTCAGTCTACATCAACTGCTTTAGAGAATATGTCTGATATGGCGGCAGAAGCACGGAAATACGGACTTAATGTTGGGCAGTTTATGGGTACTGTTGCCAAAAATTTGACTCTCGTAAATTCATATGGATTTAAAAACGGGGTTGAAGGATTTACCAAAATGGTTGCCCGTGCACAGGCATTGAGAATTGATATGACTCAAACAACTAAGTTGGCTGAAAAATTATTAAATCCAGAAGATGCTATAGAATTAGCTGCAAACTTCCAAATGTTGGGAGGGGCGATTGGAGACTTAGGTGATCCATTCAAACTTATTTATATGGCACAGAACGATATGGAGGGTCTCCAAGAAGCAGTAGTACAAGCCGCGAAGTCATCTGTAATGTTTAATAAAACAACAGGAGAGTTCAAAATTTCAGGAACAGAAATGTATCGTCTAAGAGCTCAGGCCCAAGCACTCGGAGTTACTTATGAGGATTTGGCAAATACTGCGGTAAAGGCTGCGAAGGAATCGGAAATTTTGTCTCAACTTAGATTTTCAGGTTTAAATGAGGAAACTCAACAATTGGTTGCAAACTTAGGAGAAATTAAAGATGGTCAAGTTCAAATCAAATTACCTGGGACGGATGACTTTGTTAAAGCTTCCGAGCTGACTAAGGAGCAAATTAAAAATTTGGAAGAATATCAAACAACAACTCAACAAAGTGATAGACAGATTGCTGAAAGTCAATTATCAACATTACAAACAATAAGTAATAGTTTACAAGGTTTAAGAGATTTGACAGTAACCTTACCCAAGTTTCAGGAATTAGGAAGTGAGGCGGCTAAAGGATTCAAAGAAGGGTTTGAAAAAGTCGGAGGTGAAATAAAAGGAGTTGCACAAAGTCCTGAATATCAAACTGCGTTAAATGCATCAACCAAGGCAATTACGGATGGGTTTAGTGGAGTATTAAATGAATTAAAAGGTGGGAATTTTGTTGGTGCTACTGAAGCAATCACTAAAATGGGGAAAGAACTTGTGGAAACAACAGGTATTGCTGATCTTTTTAACAAAGCACTGGATGGTATGACTGAAAGACTAAAGAATAGTGTGTTACCGAATCCAATTCGTGAAGGTAATGACGTATTAATGGGTCCTTCACCAAATACTGTGGTTTCCGCACCTCAAGGGACTTTCAAACTTAATGAAAAAGACACTATAATTGCGGGTACTAATTTGTTTGATAAGGGTCAATCACAAATACAAAAATTAGAATTCGCTAACGCTGCGGAAGTACGAATAGGTGGTTCGATACAAGTTAATGGAATCCAAACAGGTGCGATGGGTGATATGTTATTGAGGGATCCCGATTTCCAAGCGGGTATTAAAAATTTATTCAGTAAATCTTTCAAAGAACAATTAGGTGTTTCATAAAATACTTGAATAACCTATTTATCTATAAAATAAAATAGATGACAAGTCCTCTATCGTTCGACTCGACAGAAAATTTTAGAAAAAAGTTACTAGTAAGAAACTTAAAGGCTTATGGTAATGGTAATTTCACGGCAAATTCTAATGCTGGTACATATGAATTTAACGTGGATGATCTATCTGTAATTGATAGTCCGAGTGTTGAAGACGTTGGTAGAGTAGAGGCGAAAGAATTATACAAAATTAATGAGTTTGGTCCCGAGGGTGGATATACAAACTTTGTTGATATCAATGACAACCAAAATACTGTTGCAAATGCGGGAGAATATGATTATACCGCATCTCAACCACCCAAAGAGGCAGAACAATCAAGGAAGGACTCATTTATTCAAAATGTATATGGACCACCCGAAGGTTATGTGGATCTAATATCTGTTGAGGATGTACAAAGAATAATAGGTGCTAGGGATACCTACTATAAGTTTGTTGCCTCAACTTATTTACCTGGTAACATTCTATTCCAAATAGACCCACTAGGGGATAGTGGTTTATTATCACAAGATTCGGAACTCGCACAAATAGCAGCAAAAAGTCTTAAAGGTGAGTTTTTAGCGAGGATTGCTCAGGAAACATATGAAGAAACGGTTGCAAGGGCTAATTTCTTACCTGGTAATAATGCGGCATACGGACCTCTTGGAGTATTAACGGGAAGAGTTCCCTTAATTGAACCTGATTGGCAAGTATCAGTACCAGCCTCTATTGTAGGTAAAGGTTTAAATTTTATTAGTAGAATTACCGGTGTTTATTCTCCATTCTCTTGGATACCTGGTGATTACTTTGCCCCTGAAGATAAGAAAAGTTTTGTAAATCAGGCTGCCAATAAATTATTGGGTATTTTTGACAAAAAGGGTACTTTAAAGTTTCCTGAAAACAAATCTGCGTCAGATATCTTTTTAGCTAACACAGGTGCGGGTACTAAACAATCAATGTTTAGAAATATATCATATAATGATTATAGACCTGATTACAAAGGAAACTTTATTGGTGAGATCAATTTACAAGCACCAACAGGTAACTATTACGTAGGTAGTAGGACTTCTGACCCTATTGACATTATATCACCAAATAATGAATTACCTCAGGATAAAGATGGTAACAAGATACAGACAGCGACTCGAGGTTATGGTGAGTTAGGAAAACTATATGAAAACAACTTAGAGTTTAACTTTGGTTTAAATTCTACGGGCGTTTATGATGATGGTGGAATACAAGGTGGTTTTACTTGGGTTAGTAGGGAGAACTCACCAACAGGATTAAAATTAGGTCAAGGAGGTAAACCAATTGGGGAGGATGAAGAATATAATTTGGTTGCAGCCACTTTTGATGCAAGTAAATCAACTAATTACGCAGAAACTTTCAGAGAGGGTTCCATCTTATATGACACTCAAAATCTAATAGATGCTGCCGAAAGACTACAGGGAGATGCAAGATTACAACACG